CTACGCGAAGATGTGAATTTGCCAGAATGTCCCATCGTAAATGCATAGGAATGCCTCTCCTACGCTTCCAATACCAAGTGAAGTGCCCTCATTTTGATCGTGGTACAAGTCAATTGTTCCTCCGCTGACAAATACCCCTCCGGTATTTGCCCGCTTAACCACATAGGTGTCGCCGACAACAGGATTCGCGGGAAGAGTGATTGTTATTGCGCTACCGGTGTTCTTCACCATCACGAAATAGTCCGTGCGTGAAAGCGTATTGTTGGTGGTAACACTCTTGATCTTATTGGTCACGCGGCCTCCGATACGAATTCCTTCGAAGTACCCACCATAGGCCGGAGCTGGATTACTCCCCTCCGTATTGTTGGCATTGCCATAGATTGCAGCTATGTATTCGGTTTGAACCGCATAACGTTGCCGGGCGCTTACGTCCGCTTCAATTCCTATTCGCTGACCCAAATAAACATCACCGCCACCCTTTGACTGGGCGCCAGTGATTCTCACATGGTCCGGGCGAATTCGTACCTCAGAGGCAGGTTGATCACTCGCAGCTGGTCGAAAGGCTCTAAATCCACCATAAACAGCATCTAATTCAATGGTATGGGCGACCCCACCAGTGGGGCTGCCCGTGGTGTTATAAACTGTGGATTCGTTGTAGAGTGTAATTTTCCCGTTGTTGCCATCTAACACCGCTTTCGGGGTACCATCTACCTCCTGTTGAGAACTGATTTTGCCTGATTTAATACGCCAATCGGCGATGTTTGCCTGCTCGGCCAAAAGCAGGTCCGTTGCCACGGAGGTAAATTGCGCTCCAAAGTTTTCCCAGTTGGATATATTGAATGTTCCGGATCCACCGTCTACCCCATTGTATAGGTAATATACCCCTGAATGTAATACGACATCCCGACGAAGGGGATTGTTGTAATATACGGCAGTTGCGCTATGGGATCCTCGATAGACGATCCCAGGTCCGTCATTTCCATCCTGGCCGTCAGCACCGTCAGCACCAGCAGGTCCCTGTGGACCTTGTGCTCCATCAGCGCCGTCTGCACCCTGCGGCAAAAAGAGTTCCCAATGGGTGCCATTGGTAGGTAGTATGCCTGTTGTGGCAGCCGTCGTGATATTGCGGTAGCTATCTCCCAGGTAGGTAACTACGTCTCCCTCGAAGTAACTGGCGGCCCCGCTGTAAGCACCGCGCAGATTAGGCAGTACGACCGGATCTCCGGCAGGAGTTTGTATGATGCTTCCTCTGATGGTCAGCCTCCCAGGGTTTGTAACATTCCAATCAAATGAATACTGGCCATCCCCTACAAATAGTTTTCCTTCAGTAAGGTTGAAATAACAGAGACCGTCAAGGCTTTTTATTGTGCCTGTGGTGATGGTATCGCCATTTATGAAAGTCATCCCGTTGGTAAAGTCAAAATCTCTACGTCCATCGGCTACTGGGTAGAGAATTCCGAGTGCGAAGTGATACTGCCCGGTAATGTCTTCCGCACCAATAGATACCTCGCTCAATTCCCAAACCCCAGTTAATGCGGCTGTGCTACATTTGGCATAGAGATAATAGGGCTTGAGAGGATCGAGACCAGCGAAATTCCTGGGATCCATCACCCAGATATATCCAAGACCTTCAATCTCAATCTCGTAATGCACCAGCTGACCGGCGGTAATGTTCAATGCATTGGGGTCGCCTCCAGCATTAGGCAAAAGGGCAACGGACATGAGTCCAAAGTTTTGGCTTTTCGCCCCTACAGAAAGCATGAGGGTCTCAATGCTCAATGGTTTGATATTGACAGGGTCGAAGTAGCCGTCCGGATCAAAAACCAAGTCCTGTAATTTTCGCAGACGGGCGGTAGAACGTCGGGCGAGCTCGGCGCGTCTTCGATCTACATTTTTGGTAAGAGTCACATTATCAACCGCAGTGGCAATAAGCCGTTCCTGGGTGGTATAGGGTATGGTGTCAGAGAACGTAGCTGCGATTTGAGATGGGTTCACCAGTGGAAAGCCAACCTCGGTAACTCGAATGTCAGCATCGACTCCAAGATCCGGGTCAGTTACATTGACAATGTCCCCAGGGCGAAGTGTAACGCCCTGCGCCTTCACGTATTTTTCATCAATGGTGATGCTATAGGTCACCCGGGGAACGCTATTCTCATCGAGATATTCCTGTGTCCTTTGCTGCAGAATAGCCTCGGCTGCATCGATGTATGTTTGCGGCATCCGAATATCAACCAATGTATACTGATCATTGATATCGGGTTTATTTAGAGCATTGGGCAATTCGTAACCGTTCTCTTCCTGGAAGGGCAGAAAGGTGATGGTTTTTGTCGCATGACTGTAACGCTCAATTTCAAACTCATATCCCGCCAAAGCACCGGTCTTGAATACAACTTTGGCCACCGTCCCTTCAATTAGGTAATCATCCAGGTCAAAATCCAGGGTGTTATCAGTGATCTCCAGGGGATCTCCTGCGTCAATTGCAGTCACCGTGCTGGTGCGCTGCGGAAAAATATCATCAAAAGTTACAGCGCCTTCCCGGATGCCGTAAAGCGCCTGATTATTCTCCAAAAATCGGTCCTCAAATACCAGGCGTGTCGCTCCATTTCGGTAACTCGTGTCGATATTCTTTCTAGCGCCAAAACCAAATACCCTTGTCAGCAACCCTTTTTCATCTACCGTTTCCCTGTTAAGGCTGTAGAGCCCTTTCCCTCGCCCGTACTCGAACGAATAGGCTGTTTGGGCCCCTACGCTCTTTTGCAAGTAAATGGCCTTCCCTGAGAGTCTGTATTCCATTTCAAAGGCCTCGGCTACTTTGGTTAATGCTTGCCGACAGGTATCATTCGCAAATGAAAGGGTTTGAGCTTCAGCCACATCAACAGCGGCTATAGACCATCCCGGTTGGATTTCAGTGATATTGGTCAAAAGCAACTGCAGAAACGCATTTGGATCTCCATGGTAGCTGAAGTCGGCCTGACCCTCATCCATGAATATCTTGTTGTAGAGGAAATAGATCTCACCCTCGAGGTCAATTAACTGGCGGTGGGTAAAGTTACTGAGCTTCTCAACGTTTGGAGCAGAATTCAGGTAGAACCGCTCAGTGCCATAATCGATGTAATCTCCGATTTGAATAGGCAATGGGCTGGGGGTCACGACCTCCATGCGAATTCGATGTTCCCCCATGAGTTTCTGAGAGTACACGGTAGTCTCATCAATAGCTACTGAAGCTACCTGTTGGCCACTTCTATGGAATACGATTGTCATTATTGATCTGTTGAATCCCGGTAGGCAATCCCTGAGATGAAGATAGGTTCATCTTCAAAGAAGACGGGGTATTTATTGATATTCCAAAGTCTCTGTCGGCCAGTCGAATCCAAAACAAATGATTTGCCTCTAAATGGCCTTTTAGTAGCGAATACAAGACTATCTCTGGACCGGAAGATTTGAGCCTGAGTTGAATCCCAAACCGCAAAATCGTTTTCGCCTAAGTAGTATTTTGGATCAATTCCATTGGGCCTTAAAAACACATCGACGAATGCTGGATTGAACCATCTCATGATATAATCATCCCCAACAACTTTTTTGGACCATTGGGGAACCGGGCTGTGGTAGGATGCCTGTACCAGGGCATTGAATTCGTAAATCGCAATGGTTTTCTCCAGCAACTCTTTACGGAGTTGGGTTATGACGGAGTCTTGGCGTTCGATTTGAACCTGTTGATCCTTTATCTGCCGATCCTGTTGGCAACTTTCAATGTTGAGAAAGAAAACAGAGATAATCAACCCCACATTTATGATCCGAAAAAGCCTTTGAGTGGGGTTATCCGGATGGGTGAATCGCCAGATCCATTTTTTAATTCCAGGTATGTTCATTCCTCCCTTCGCTTTTCGCGTATTATCTCCTCCCGGGTAGGCATCCCGGCCTTTTTCCTAAAAAGGTCTATTACGGCCATTGGTACGGCGATTAGAAGCCCGCCCAGCACTAGTGCCCCAAGGGGAACTATTAATTCGGGGGTTTCTTCCCAGCTGTCTATATGATCAAATTGCCCAAATAGGTACTGCAACAATACCCGGGTTGTAACAGCCAATCCAAATACGAATGCCACCCATTCCCATGGGCCGTATTTTGCGAATGATTCTTTGAGTTTTTTCATATTACTATTTATCCTCCCAACAAAAGGGAATTCGAGCTTTTTTTAGTTTGAGCCTCAGTGCTTGTGCCTTGGCCTGGATTGGCGGTAAATGGTATTTCATCACCGTGCAAAGTATTTCGTTCAATGACATAGGCTTCGGCGTGATTCGTGCTTCCATCACGTGGGGTGAACAAATTTGCAAACACCTTGGTCATGTCAGGGTTGGCGCTGGCATAGTGATTTACCACGCGGTTTCCCCCCGTGCTTTTGGTACCACTTACATGTCCGATGGCATAGAATCGGGCCACAGCATTTTGATTGCGAATGTCTGCGCTTTCGTCAATGGCAACAGCCCATATTTTATTATAGTACATATTGAAATCGCCGGACGTCCCAGGGTGACCACCATCTGTTCCTGTATCAACCAAAACCCATCCACGATGCAGATACCAGTTCGTTCCTACGTGGGCCGTTTCCGGCTTGCGTATCGCGCTTGACACTTCAATAAGGTTCAGCGTCTGCCCGGCAAGCGGACCCCGGAAAGGGGCAAATACGAGATTCCCCCCCTTGCGACCCACAATCCCGCAGTTCCCCTGCTGAGAAATACCGACGTCTGCGTGTCCGGTATAATCACCTACATTGGTGCCTCCAGCTGTATTGTTTTCAAAATTACCCAGGTAATTTCCAGTAGCTACATCATAGACGTGGATGGCAGCCCCAGTTCCCGACCCCTGGTCATTGTTGAACATCACGCAATCCCCTTTCGGACAAACGTCAAACTGACCGTTTCCGATAAGGAAGCCTGCCGGAGGCGTAAAGGTGCGTTCTACGGCGTCCGCCTCAATGTCGTAAAGTACGCCCACGGGCTGGTCGCTGTAAGGGTCGCTGCTGCCGCTGGTGTATTCCTCGGTGGCAAAGTATTTCATGTCCCACGAAAAGCGGTTTTCCCCACTTCGGAATATTCCACTGGCCCCATTCCCGGAAACTCGGGGGGAGGATGAGTAAATTGTCGATCCGGCACCATTGGTGTATTTTACAACTGTATTTACCTCTTCATTACCTCCTTCATCATCCCAAAAAATTGTATCCGTTACATCTACTCGTAAGGGTACATAGGTCTCAAAGAAGTGGTTTTTCAAATCATAACTATCGTCGTCCGTTCGTAGAACAATCCGGTTGGATCCAAATTCGTGAGGCTGGATATACTCGTACCCGTTGACCCTCCTTTTTGTGCGGTTTCGCTTCGGATAACCCATTGATACGCCTCTGTCGTTCCCATCTCGGGTCCGGTCGGTAATCTTCCGCTCCCGATTTCCAAATGGATTGATCCACCAGGCAAAACTACCTTGAGAAGGCTCCGTGCTGCGACGGATATTTATCCAGGGAGTATTGTCATACACTGTGGTCTCAGGTGGGAACAACCCGGTACGAGCCGATAGATGATAGCTTGGGGTAGTATTATAGTCGTTGTTGGTGGCGTTTACAGCAGTCACACGAATGTAGTAGGTGGTGTTTTCAGTCAAACCGTAGGCAATGCCATGCGTTCCGCTCACGCAAACAGTTGGTGTGTTACTGCCCTTTGAAGTGGTGGCGTTCACGCAATTTCGGGGCCATTCTGTGAACCCCCCTGTATTCGCCGCTTCGTTGTAATACCCATTGGCATCCGGCCATACCTTGCCTTCAATTATGTAACCGGTTGCTCCAGGTACGGCTTCCCAGTCGAATTCCACGTGCCATTTTCTTTCCTTATCAATGCGGAGCTCTCGCCATGGTCCGGTATACACGCCATTGGTATATTGGGCTTGGCAAAACAGCGGGAAAAGTAATAATAGTGCTAGGTACCTCATTACATGTTGTTTGCTGTTAATATTGCCTCAATTGCCGCGCGATCTGTAGCATTCGGAGCTGGACTTACTACTACAATGCGTCTGACAGTACCGCCATAGTAGCTTCCAGGATCTGATCGCGCACCAATTACAAAGTCACGAGTAGAACTATTATACCCGCCAATTGGATCGTTGTTGCCAAGAGAGCCGTTGGTATAAGTCTGTACATCAGTTGTAGAAGCCACTACTGTTAGTAGAACTGGAGCCGTCGTGCTAAGACCACTCTCAAAAACCTGATGGGTAGATGTACCGACTTGAATGATAAAATTACTCGTCCCGGTCTGTCCAATGTTCAAATCTCTGGCCGAACCTTCTCGATCTGAAAAAATCCCCGTGGTACCACCGGGGCCTGGATCTGCTCCTCGCACTACAAATACCGCGAAGGTGTCCGTTCCAATTGCTGGATCAAAATCACTTTGAGATCCTAGCGACAAGAAGTCATCAACCCCGTCAAAATCAACTGCTAAATGTCCGTCACCTTCTGTAACAACACTAGGTTGTAGCGATCCGGTGGCTTGATCTGCTGATGCGGTACCACTGCTATTGGGATCCGTCGCCCATGATGATATAGAAGCCCCATTGGTGAGATTCTCAGCATTATAATCAAGCACAACATTATATCCCTGAAGATCATATGAGTTTTCAGTGTGTTCAGTGAGTTGCCCCTGAAGAAAAAAAGTATTTGAGGCTACGGCAGATGATATCCGCTTTACGAAAATCGGTTTGCGAGCATAAGCAATGTATCCATCTGCGGACAACACACCGTCCTCAGTCTCCAATGTGTAAGATGCTCCAGGCTTTATATAAACAGAGTCCAGCCTGGATTGAATGTAAAAAGGGTGTTCATCAAGGGTTATCCCAGCCCCTAGTGTAATCGTGTCATTGGCAGTGTGATAATTCCATACTTTTTCACCATTTGCAATTCCGGCTCCTGCAACATTGCCATTGCCATAAACCACATTTGTCCCAGTATTCTCAATATTCGGAGCGTAATCACTCCCCGAATCAGATGCAGCACTAACCCCATCGATCTCGTCCTCCAATTCATCAATGGCGTTTTGAACATTAGTGGCCAGTAATCCGGACCCTGTATTGTCATAGGGAACTTCGCCGGCAATCTGATCATCTGTGCTGCCAGAGACGCCATCCAATTCATTCTGTAGTTCATTAAGGGCATCCTGGACGTTTGTTGCAACTAGATTGCCCTGGGGAGTACTAGGGACTTCAGCTGCGACCTGATCGTCTGTGCCACTTGCTGCTAATGCGAGTATCGCCTGGTAGATGCGCTGAGGCGTCCATCGATACACAGTGGTAGATGTTCCCGCCTCGGCGACCGCCTGGGAAACGATAGGAACCTGCAGGTTGTAAAAATTCTCTACTTCCGATTGAGATAACTGGGTATTATCATCTCCATCTGCGATATCAGCCGGGATGCCGGTGAGGTCTCCCCAGTCAGTCGATCCCCCACCGCCGACTACATCCACAATCCAGGTACTGCCATTCCACCGGTAATAAAACCCGTCCGAGTTTAGATACTTCTCATTGATGATCGGATTGGCAGGAGGCGTAGCCGAGGCTACATGGATTATCGATTTGACAATCGGACGTGAGGCCGGTGGATCCTGGGCAAATAAGGAGGCCGAAATCAGTAATAAAATGGCGATTAAAAGGTGCTTTTTCATTTTTTGATGCTTGTGATGAATACTCCGTCTTGGTCCCGAAATACATATCTGTCGTGATACTCCTCCCGGACGATGTGCCGCTTGCGGGCGGCGCGTATTGCGATGGCCAACGCCACCAAACTGATGGACAGGGCCACCAGGGAAATAGTTAGTACTGTCATAATTGTGAGCTTGAAGTGATAACTGTATCAGTATCCGGATCCACTACCGGTGCATTCTTAATCCATCCAGTCACCCGGTACCCCGGGTACCAATCACCGACCCCGGAAAACTCATCGTATTGTTGCCAGGTCGCCTCATCCTTGTTTCCGGCCGCTTTAGTTACACGATACCCATTGAGCACGATGGGTTCTGTTGCCAAGAAATCCCGCACATCTTGCAAGTCTGTGTATTGGGGATCCGACTGATCCTGTTTGCCCACCATCAGCTTGTCGGTGAGTAGCAGGGCCGATTTGACCCGCTTGGTCATGGTGCTCCAAAAACTTAATCCGGCCATGTTATCCTAATTTTATGGGTTGTAGTTTATCATCAAGTATGTTATAGCCCCGGTCGTCCCAGAGCTCGAGGTACTGTTTTCGGTCGATCTGAATGAAACGCCCCTGGTCATCGAGAATCCCTTGGAGTTTATTATCCAGGAGGTACTCATTGACCAACGGAGTGCCCGCAAATGCCATGAGCAACTTCACGCGGACCTGTGCCAGGCATTGGCCGGGGGCGTTGCGAATTCGAGCAACAGTAAATCCGTCAACAGCAAAACCCTCACGTTCGGTATCGTCAATATTGATGGTTCGGGTACCAGGAGCAGCTAAAAGGGCGTGTAATCGTCCAACATTGGCTTGTAGGGAAGGCATATCAGTGGCTACAAACCAAATCACCAAGTCGATCTCCGATTGTCCGATTTTGGTCAGCTGATAACCTTCCTGGTTGTAGCTAGTGAATTCAGCCGCCTTGAGCTCCGGGCGATCATACTGCCCGGAGGTATCAGCTATGAACGCTCCAAAGGCTGAAAATGGCACATAGTCGATGTGATATTGGGCGATGGTTCGCTCCTCAGGAAGGGGATCTGCCGGTAAGGGTACCACGGGTTGCTGCAGGCGCATGGTGATTTGCGCCCAGCCCTGGCCCACATATCGGACCTGAATTTTCTCTTTGAGGTAAACCTGAAAGTCCCCCCAGTCCGTAGAAAGGGTCACCAGTTCTGTGATGCGGCCAAAATCCTCGTAGAGTTCTCTCAGCTTGAGCACCGCATCCTGCTGGTTTTCCCCCGCAAGGAGTCCATAAAAGGTTATGGTTCGTCCGGCGAAGAATATTTCATCGGCCTCCACGTATGGCTCAAGGCCTTCGTCATCCAGCCAGTCATGGAAGGTTTTGCCCAAACGCTCAGGCATATCCAAAAAACCCTCCAGAGCCACATTGGACAGTGGAGCCCTGCCAGGATGGATCCCGTAGTTTACAAGCGGTATGCCGTTGAGTTTATACATTACCTTCCTATGTCCCTGGCGCTTCCGCCTCCAGGTTTTTCCGTGTTCTTATTGATTCCCTTGAGCTCTACTACTGCCAGTTGCAGTTCAGTTACTGTTGCAGCCGTATTGGCCTCAATGCGGGCTGTGGCAGTAAGCATATCTATCATGGCACTGTAGCCCTTCTCCTCCAGGAGGAAGCGTCGTTCATCGAGCTGAAAATGCTGCTTGGTGATGTCGAATTGGCCCCGGAAGAGTCCGGTGAGTTCACTGGCTGTGGTCTCTGTAAGCTCCCTTCGGATCGCTCCCTGCAGGCCACGCTGCTGGGTACCGGTATCCAGTTCGTCGAGATCGAGTACGTCGGTCAGCTGGTTGTACCTATCCAGGGCTGCCTGTACCTGGGCATTGTAAGAGTCCCGGATTGCCTGGACTTCTCTCTCTGAGAGTTCGCCTTCACTCTCGGCAAAAGCCGCGAATTCTTCAAATAGACGCTGGAGGGGCTCCTCCAGGAGTTGATATTTGATGCTGTTGAAGATTGCCTGCTGCAGGATCCGCTCGATATCCCCGGCGAAATCTTCAAAGGAGTCATAGCCGCGCTTGAGGCCCTCGATGATACTATCGGCAATGGCGTCGCTGGTGGTACCGGTAAATAATTCATTGGCCTGGCCCTCCAGGTCACCCAAAAGCCTATTGATATCTTCCCCTTCCTCGCGTAGCTGCCGCAACTGCTCGAAGAGCTCTTTGGCACGGTCCGTCAGCTGGCCACGCTCGTAGAGGCGTTCAATCTCTTCAAAGGTGAGCCCCAGAAGATCCGCATACTCATTGACCACTTTGGTCTTCCTTCCAATGCCTAAAAAGCCCCCATACTTTTCAGTCCGGCTCGAGGCGATGTACTGCTCGTTTCGGAGTTCCTGCAGGAGCAACCTTTCATCCTGGCGTAACTGTTCCTGTGCCAATTTAAGGGCTTCACGGCGGGCCTGGATGTTCTTCAGGGAAAGTTCTACCTCCTCGGCCAGTGCTATGTTACGTTCGCGCTGCAGGGCATTAAGCCTTCGCTCACCGTCTTCGGCCAGTTGTTGAAGTCGGAGTATTTCAGCTCGTGCCTTCCGGGCGCTTTCACGAGCGCGGCGACCAATTGAGAATATACCGGTAATGGCATTTATGGCAGAAGTGAACCCCCCAACAATGTCACCTGTTGAAAATTTAGTATAAGCCTGAACAGCATCGCCAGCAACTTGACCGAGTTCTCCAATTGTAGAAATGGTATCGCCCAGGCCCTGATCAAAATAGGAAACTTCATCGCCCAATCTTTGGAAGGCGTCCGAAATGGCATAAATGTCATTGGCGATTTTCTGAAGTTTATCAGAAGCATCGGAATCAATGTCCTCCTCCAGGGCGTTAATCTTCTGGTTGATTTCCTGCGCCACCTCTTCGCTGAGTTGACCAGCGGCTAAGAGGGCATTGACCATCCTTCGGGCATTCTCAACAACGGAACGGGCAGCCGTTTCGCTGAGGCCTTCCACGCCACGCATAAGGGCCTTATATTCGTCCGTCTCCTTTGCAAATGCCTCGTCCAGGGCATCCAACTCATTCTTAACCTGCTTTTTGAGTTCTTCAGCTGCAGACACAGCTCCTTCAGCCAATAGTTGATTTCGCTGGACCTGGTAATCCGACAGAATCCGATTGCGACGTTCCTCGTAGGATTGCAAGCTGGCCAGTAAATCATTGTACTTATCACGCTGGGCTCGGTTGGCGGCGGCGAGCTCCTGATCAAGCAGACGGACGCGTTCGGCCTGGGCACCAGTGGCATAATTTTCGGCTACCGCCGCGTAGCTGTCTTCATTCTCGGCAATACGTGATCGCAGGTATTCAGCATAGGTATCGAATTCTCCCAGCTGACCTTGGTACATCTCTCGGGCCTTTTCTATACCGAACTGCTTTTTGGCCTCCTCGAAGTCCTTGAAAAGGCGCTCCTGCTCCTGGAGCTCTTCCTTGAGTGCACGGGTCTGTTGTTTGAATTGCAGATCTGCTTCAGAGACGCGCTGAAGCTCCTCCAGACCAGAGAGATCGATTTGAACGTTGGCATTCTTGGGATCTTGATTGAATTCCTCCACAAGCCTTCGCACTTTGTCGAACTTGTCCCGCAGAGCCTGAAGTTCTTGCTCATCACGATCAAATTGCTTGCGGGAGTATTCCGCATCCAGGGCAGCAAGTCTTTCCAGGAGTGATTTCCGTTGTTTGAGTATTTCGGGAGAATCTGAATCACCTCCTGGGGTGAGGTCAAAGCCATAGGCTTTTGCTATTTCTGCCGCTTTACCGCTGAGTTTGGTGAAAACGTTGACGGCGTCCTCCTGAAGCTTATTCTGCTCTTCAATGAGTTCATTGATTTCTGTTTGAAGAGTTGATATCCGACCCTGGGCAGCCGTTTCTTCAATATTGGTAAAGATTCCCTGGGCCTGCTTGGAACTGCCTACTCCTTTGCGACGTGCCTCCTCAAGTTCCACTTGCTTATCGGCAATCTCTTGTTCGATTTCCAGTTGGCGCTGAGCACTTTCGGCCAGGGCTTTGGCCGCATCTGCAGAGGATTGCGCGGCTGCGGCTTTGTAGAGGGTCATCTCAATATAGGCCGGGGCATTCTTGATGAGTTCCTTTTCAGCCTGGTCCAGGGTCTCAACCTCACCGGTGGTAAGACCAAGTGTCTTGTTGTACTCCTTGAGGACGTCATCCTTATCCAATAGGCCGTCTTTTGCCAACTTAATGCTTGCCTGCAGGTCATTGACGTTCTGGATAGCCTTGATGTACTCAGTTGACTCAAAGGCTTTATTAAGAGCCTCCTGAGCCTTTTTCGTGGCATCAAGCTCATCTTTTGTTTTTACCAGATTGGATATAAGTGTAACCAGTTTTCCTCCATAGACAGTGAGAAGCGTTACCCCAAGGGTGAGGACGGTATTCCAGGAAAAGAGTCCAGAGGCTACTTGCCTCCATACGGGGATGGTGGCCTTGCCTTCAGCCGCTAGGGCAGTATTCTGAACTCGTAGGCGGGCAATTTCATCGGCCAGGATGGGAATGTTGTTTGATATGGCCAGAAAACCTGTCTGTGCGTTAAAGGCGAAGTTGGGTAGTTCCCGGGTTACCTGATTGATAGAATTCCCCAGGCTATTCCATTGGCGACCCTGACGGGCAATTGAGGCGGTGGTTTTATTCACCTCAATATCGGCATTCTTAAGGCCCCCGCTGATTTGTTGATTCACATCAGATGATACGTCCTCTGCCTCCTGAGCAATGCCCCGAAGATGCTTCTTGACCCTATCAGAATCTTTTTTGACCTGAGGTTCATTGATCAGGAATTCTACATCTATCGGATCGAATTTCTCCATCACCTGGCCTTACGGGCTTTTAAGCGTTTTGCGAGTCCTTGACCGGTATCCTCTACCACTTTTTCCTCGCCATCGGGTTTCGTTTTAAATACACTGCGGTCGGCAATCATCAGCATTATGTTGGCGCGTGACACCTTCCAGAGTATGTAATGCCAGCTCCAGCCCGTTTCTTTTACGATCTGGTAGATGACTCCCCAGGGGCTATGCATGCCGGTATGGCTTAACTCCCCTGATTTTTCGGATCGTCCTGATCCTTTTGGCCCAGATTTGGTCGGGTGATCGTCATCTGCCGTACCGATCTGGTAGTAGTCATAAAATCCTTTACTCCCCCGTAAACGAGCAGGGCTGATGCCAAGGTCATTATCTGTTGGGGAGTTGCTTTCCACCGGAGGTACCGGGCCAGAGGTCTTGTAAGGATCTTCCCGGACCAGTACCCATTCAAAATCGCTACGGCCACCGCTTTGCTGATGGACTTCCCGTGGACTTGGAGAAGGACCTGCGCCTGCTCGAAGGTGATTTTCTCCAGTTTGTCATCAGTGATCCCTGTGCTGGTGTAGTAAGCCGATACGCGCATCAAAGTGCCCATCGAGGGACACCTGAGCCTGAGCGTTATCGATTTTCGTATCCACCGGATAAACCAAGGGGCGGGAATTTTTACCTTCACGCCCCTGTGCAAAATGGTTTCTGCAGCCAGTCTTTCGACTGCAGGATTCTCACTTTTCTGACTCATCCTACACGGTAGGCTCCTTGATGTCCATCGGTGCCAGGGCGGGGAACTCAGGAGTGAGTGGCGTGAGGCTCACATCCAGGGTCCAGATGTTGTTGCGCCGGAACTGGAAGTTCTTGGCCCCTACCACCTTCGCCCGGGGAATGACCATAATGGTGCCATCGAGCAGCGTGATAGTCACATGCTTGTAGATAATTCCCTGGTTGGCGGGCTTGCTCCAGATCTTCTCCTGCCCGACGGTGTTAACCTCTCCTCCGAGGAAGAGCTTCAGACGATCAGGCGAGGTATCCATGTACTCGAAAGAGAGCGTTTCGGCCCCCGGCTCACGAAAGGCCACTTTGGGGGTGTTGTTCATCTCGGCGTAAAGGTTCGTTTCGGTACCTTCTTCTTCGGTCATGTCAAAGGTGTCCCGGAAGATATCATCGAAAATATCCACCTCGGATCCGGCCAGCGCCCCACCATTGGCCGGGTCGATATCGGCGATCACGAAAGCACTGAATCCGTATTTATACTTGGTTGCAGGCATGATTTATTGCGTTTTAATGGGTTATTGTATGGTTATACTTGCTCAGGATCGTTTACCTTCAGATCGGCCGGATCTTTCCCTCCATCACCGGACTTATTCGGATCCTCACCGCTATCGCCGGAATCCTCCTGATTGTCCTCGTTACCGGCAGCGCCAGTATCGCTAGTGGCATCCGTATCGCTTTTCTTGGTGTCGGCCCCTGCAGCAAAGTGGGCGGCAATAGCCTGCCGGTAGGCCTCCTTGGACTGTTTCCCTTCCACGGTAACCTCCAGGCGCTCGGCCAGGGCCTTAAGCAATTTGAGTTTTGTGAGGGATTCCAGGTAATTCGCCATTTCTTCCGCGCTCAAGGCATCCAAGGCCATCACCTCGGCAGACTTATTTGGCTGGGCCTCCTTTTTGGACTTGTCATCGCTTTCCTGGAAAATCGGGTCCTTCTGCTTTATCTCCTGCTCCCCGTGACGAATGTCCAGGACTTTGACCTCTTCCTTGTCTCTGCTGTGAACCTCGATTTTACCATCCTTCAAACGGGAAGCAAAGGCTTCCGCTTCGTGTTGGGTGAAAAAGGCACGGCCATCACTTGCGATGAATACCTTATCAGCTTTGGGGTTGCGGGAAAAGACGAATTCGGCTACTTTATTGATTTTGCTCATGCTAAATGGCTTTTAAATGAGTTCATAAACTGCCCGAGATTATCCGGCCGGGCAGCTTTCGTATGTATAGAAATGCCAGGAGAAAAGTCCCCACGACAAATACAATTCCCAGATAGAGAAAGGGCTTCATCCACCCGGGTATTTCCTTCTCCACCACCGTCTGAGTGGTGTCGGTCCGGGTTTCCTTCTCCCGGTAGAATTCGATGATTTCTTTGTATAGAGTAACGGCCGCTTTGAGCTCCTCGCACTCGCATTTGGCATCGATCTGATTGCCATTCCTGGAGAGTGATAGGGTAGCCCCACCGGAGGTTTTCGTTGTGGGCTTTGGTCCCAGTCGATCCAAAACCTCGGACAGACTCACTGAGTCCTTCGGACGGGCTGTAAGCACCGTATCCTTCGCCTCCATCCGGGTGCTGACTGAATCCCTTTGAGTTGTTGTAGTTTGCGTGACTGGGGGTAGGTTGCTGGCACTCTTGCAAGAGGCTAACCCCAAGGATAATGATAGCAGCAAATACCAGGTTTTCGATAAGTATTCTGACATGGGGGTTAATCTTGCATTTCATAGTGCGGTACATCTAGCTGGTGTGAAGGGAAGTTCCCGCCCCACCGGTTATCTTCGTGCAAGGACTCCCAGTAATCGCCCAGGGCCTGCAAGTCTTCTTTTCGCCAGGTGAGATCTTTGCCACCATTGATAAAGTGGTTCAGATCGATTGCCAGGCGTTTGTGATGCTGGCTATCCATGGTCCAGCTCCGTTTGCGGGTCTGCTCAAGACGAATCTGATCATCGAAAGTCAGCCCGTAGTAGTATAGGATTTGCTGATCCTTGGAGCGCCAAGCTTCCCCGAATGTGACACCGATATCGAGGGCAGCCCAGGCGTAGGCAATAAGCCTGGCCACGTTTTGGCTGAATATCTGTTGTCTCTCGCTCCTTTTCATACTTTGACCCCCGTAGGGAAGATCCGCTACCGCTTTGGCAGCGGATCCTTTTCTAACTAATCCAAATCCAAAGGGGTCCCCCCCTCAGGTCTTTTAGGCCGTCGGCTCTTCCCGTAAGAGGGCGATACCCTTGTAATCCGCCCGGCGGGCCCGGGAACCGGTCCGTGCCAGGAAGGAGTAGATATCTCCGTAGAACTCGGGATCCCTCAGGCGCTCGAAGGCTTCTACCCCGCCAAAGGCAAACTCAACAGCCTCCTTGTACCAGAACACGCTGGCCTCGCTGTCGGTGGCAGCGGCAGCTTCCCCGGGGGCCGCCACCGTGTCATCGCTCTTGGTTACCAGGGCGGCGCTGCGGGACATGATATTCCAGCCATTGGCCTTGTAGAGGATTCCCTTGCGGCGCTCCTCCTCGGTAACATTCTGGGAGTAGGTAGCCGTCACAATGCTATCGGCCGGGAACATCTCGGCCAGGGCTGTCGGCGAAAGCAGGCAATACATCATGCCATCCAACCAGCGGTCTTCCTGCATGAACTTGGTCTGCATACGCTGCAGATCGTTGCGAGTATATGCTTTCCGGTTGCCGGTTGCTCCCGGGGCTACTCCTGCCCGGGCGGCACCTGTGGTATAGACCAGGTTACCTACGGGGATGGCACTGGCAGAATAGGCTCCCACGTTCGGGGAGTTGGTCCAGTTGTACAGGGTCCAGTTGGCAATAACCTGCCGGATTTTGGCAACATCCTCGGAGAGGACACTCTGTCGTTTGTCATACGACAATTCCTTGGTATCCGCGTGCGGGATGTGAACCGGATCGGTGGTGTATTCATCCAACGGATACACGATGTCGGTATCGGTACGCTTGCGGATGGTAGCCGGTAGGGTGGTCCGGTTTTTGACAACATTGCCCGATCCTCCTGACTGCGGTATGTGGACTACTTTCGAGTTAATAACATTGTCATCCGCATTGTGGGAGGCCCGTAGGAATTCGTTGTTCTTGAATATCTCCTCCTCGATGTGATTCTGCCAGATCTCTACCTGGATAGCCCGTAGGGTACCGGCAAAGTCGCCGAATGAGAAGATTGTCCCCAGGACAAATGCCGCACCGGCCGAGGCGGCCAACACACTGACGCTGGGCTCAAAGAGCAGCGTGGCCACAAAGAAGTACACCAGGGTCAGGTACAGGAAATTCAGCGGTTTGAAGGTTAAGTTTTTCATGGGTTCTCGTGCTTTTGCTATTCGCGTTTTGATTTGTGATTTATGGCAACCTGAAGGCCCAGGGGCTATCCGGCGTACTCCGTATTGAATCGGGCCTTGTACTTCTCTTTGAAGGCTTCCGGGTTCTCGCTCTTGAGCTGAACCAGCTTGCCCGCCTTGTCAAGCTCGTCCCAGGATAGCTTCAGGAGCTCAGAGTCTCCTTCTTTACCTGCCTTGGAGGCCAGGGTCTCCGCTACGCTCTTTTGTGCGGGTTTGGCGTCCAAAATAGCTTTGACGCTATCCAGATCGGACTTGCCGAGTTTGAGATAGTGCGGCTTCTCATCGGCGGTGATCTTGTGATCCTCCACGGCCTTGTCCAGAAGACTGTTCAGGGTAACAGTGGCCTGCTCCTCCCGGAGTGTCTTCAGGTTGGTTTCCGCTGTTTCTTTGGCGGTTGAGAGCTCAGTGATCTTGGCAGCCTGATCGGTGGCCAGGGTGACCAGTTTTTGCATCACCTCGGTAGGATCCATTTCGGCCCCTTCAGAAAGGGTCAACAGTTTGGCCGCTGAGGCCGATAGTTTGATTTTAGTCATGGGTTCGATTTTTGTTGTGTCAAATTGCTCGTATGCCTGGGAAAGTGTAACCATTTCCCCTTTTTCATTGTACAGCTGTACGGCCAGGGCTTCCGGGTTGCTGCCTGCATCTACAATGCTGGCCTCAATCATCCGGCTTTTGGTAAGCCAGATCTGCCCGTCAACGTTTTCCATCTCCAGGGGCAAGAGCCCGGCGCTGGCCATTCGGATCGTGCCGTTCTCAACCTTGTTGGCAATCTTCAGAGCGAAGTCGTCCGTATCATCAAATTGCGGTACTGCTGTAATGGCCGCCCCGTCGAGTTTGATCTCTGCCCAATTCCCCAGGGGCAATACTTCATCCCGGGACTCCCCACTAGGACGCTTGTGCATCCAAAGCATAATCGGGTTGTTGTTAAACAGGGAAAGGTCAATGCCCGAAGTGCGCACACGGAAGCCCTTATCATTGAGGGCTTCGGTAGTAAGGGTAAGTCGCTTGTTGCTCTTTTTCATGCACTGGGATGATCAGGGTTCCAGACAGATTTACGAGCAAAATAAAGGGCCTTTTCACGGGCTTAAAAATTCAACTTTCTGTTTATATAAAACTTTAGGTACCCGAGGTTACTTGTTTGTTTATCAATAGAAAATTGATTTTTACCCAGTACCGTTTAAGGTGCAAATTTGCCCTATGCCGACAAAGGAGAGTATTCAGCGCAAAAAGGAGTTTGCCCGCCTGCTTTACACCATGGAGGGGGTAACCACCCAGAAGGAACTGGCCGGCCGTACTGGGGTCAGTGAGCAGACCATCAGCAAATGGGTCCGGGAGGAAAATTGGAAGCAGTTCCGGGCTTCAGTGATCATCACCAAGGAGGAAGAACTCAAGCGGCTTTACAACCAGGTAGTTGAACTCAATGACGCCATTGAGCAAAAAGAACCTGGCCAGCGTTACGCCACCAGTCGGGAAGCAGACACTATTACCAAACTCACTTCTGCCATTCGCCAGCTGGAGACTGACACCTCGGTATCCGATGCCCTTTCCGTGCTGAAGGACTTTATCATTTTCGTGCGGGAAGACGATCCGAACCAGGCCCTGGAGCTCACCTCCTGGGCCGATGCCTTTGTACGAACGCTGATTAAGTAAATGGGAAGATACGAGAACAAAAAAGCCCTGATCGATTGGGAGGAGTTCGTCGAAGAGATGAACCGGCAGGCCCCGGTAAACCTTTTGGAATCCCCTTCAGAGAAACGTGCCCGCATCGCTCGATTGGAAAAGGACGATGAGGCCTGGTTCAAATACTATTTTCCGACTTACTACACCGCTGAGCCCGCTACCTTCCACAAGCGCAGTACCCGGCGGATCATGAATAACCCGGAATTCATCGAAGTGCGCGCCTGGTCTCGGGAGCTGGCCAAATCCGGACGGACCATGATGGAGGTGCTCAAGTTGGCCCTTACCGGTAAGAAGCACACCATTATCCTGACCTCCAACTCCAAGGACAATGCTGTGCGGCTGCTCACCCCTTACAAGGTGTCCCTGGAGAAGAACAACCGAATCATTCACGACTACGGCGACCAGGTCCGGCACGGTTCCTGGAGCGATGAGGAGTTTAAAACCCGCAGTGGCGTGTCCTTCCGAGCCCTGGGAAAGGGTCAGTCCCCCCGAGGATCCCGCAATGAGGCAAAGCGGCCGGACGTACTGCTGGTAGATGACTTTGATACGGATGAGGACTGCCGCAACCCGGATATCGTCAAAAAATATTGGGATTGGCTCGAGCGTGCCTTCTATGCCACCCGGTCCATCAGCAACCCACTGCTGATGATCTTCTGTGGAAACATCATTGCCGAGGACTGCACCATTACCCGGGCCATGAAAATTGCCGACCGCGCCGAGGTCATCAATATCCGGGACCGAAAAGGGAAATCTACCTGGCCGGAGAAGAACACCGAAAAGATGATCGACCGGGTTCTCTCGAAGATATCCTACAATGCGGCCCAGGGGGAGTACTTCAATAACCCGATCACCCAGGGACAGGTATTCGACCACCTGAACTACAAAAAGCTGCCGCCACTCAGCCGCTACGCCTTTTTGGTCGTCTATACGGATCCCAGCTACAAATCAGGCAAGAAAAACGACTACAAAGCCACCATTGCGGTAGGCCGGTACAAGGACGAATACCACGTGCGGTTCGTCCGGTGTGCCCAAGGTACCACCGCTCAAATGCTTGACTGGCATTACGAGGTGATCAAAGAGGTGGCCGGAAAAACGGCCCTCTTCCATTGGATTGAATGGCCTGCTATCGATGATACATTAAAGCGGGAGATTGCCAAAGCCAATCATAGGCACCGGGTCACCCTGCCGCTCAAGGCCGATGTGCGGAAAAAACCGGATAAGTTCTTCCGGATCGAATCCCTATTGGAGCCGCTAAACCGTAACGAGAAACTCTGGTTTGATAAAAAGCTGCAGGACTCTGAGCATATGCGGGTGATGGAAGCCCAGTTTCTGGCTTTATCGCCTACAAGCCGAGCCCATGATGACGGTCCGGATGCCGTGGAAGGTGGTGTATTTATTGTAAACAAAAAGACCAGCAATAACGCCCAAAAGATTCGGGTATTATCCTCTGGTTATGTAAATCCTAAACGCTGGTAATATGCTGACCCCTGATGATTTCAATACCCACCTGTACTCCGAGCTGATCACTGCGATTGGAAGGAATGAACCTGCAGTACTTCAGGCTGCTATCGATGCGGCCAAAGGTGAGGCCGAAGGCTATCTGTCCCGGTTTGATGTTCAAAGCCTGTACGCGGAAGTAGCAGCAGACCGTGATCCGGTTCTTCTAATGCGTCTGAAGGATATTGCTGCCTGGCACTTTATCAACCTGGCTAATGCGGATATAGATCTGGAGCTTCGCAAAACACGTTACGAGGAGGCCATTAAATGGCTCAAGGATGTGCAGCGCGGAATTGTATCGATGCCCGATTGGCCGCTGCCAGTAGAGGAGGATCCTTCAGACTATGACGTTCTACGAATAAGTTCCCGCACCCGCCGCGAAACCAATTATTAACCACTCAAGTACCGCTTAAATGGCAAAAAAGACCAATATATCTGGCCTGCAACCCGAGAAGAACCCTGCCGGGGAGCCTATGCAGATTATCCTGCAGAAGATCGATGTGCGCAAACCCATGCGCACCGAACAGGATATTCCCAAATGGCGGCAGGCGCTACGTTCTGCCGAAGGAATCAACCCCAGGCGGCAATTGCTCTATTCTCTCTATGCCGATGTGGAGATCGATGGGCACGTGGAGAGTGTGGTAGGCAAGCGAAAGGATGCCGTCACAGGAGCGAACTGGCAGTTTGTAGACAAGGATGGGCAGGCGCTCGAGGAGATCAATGAACTTATTGACACTACTGGATTTGATGAATTGCTGCAGGAAATCGTCAATACGCGATTCTGGGGGTATTCCATCTTAGAGCCCAAATTTTGGAAAGGGGTGGATGATACCAATGAGATGAGTGCCGGACTTTTGCCACGGTACCACTACCGGGTGGAGAAGGGTATAATTTCCTATGATGCAATCGGGGACGAAGGTATCAATATTCGGGAGGGCATCTACCTGAAAACGGTTATGGAAGTGGGCAATGTCGCAGATTTGGGCCTCTACCTCAAGGCAGCCCCATATCAAATTCTCAAGCGCGGCGGTGTGGGAGACTGGGCCGCATTTATCCAGGTCTTTGGAAGTCCCCTGGTGGACGCTGTATGGGACGGGGTGGATGAAAAAGCCAAGAAGGCACTGCAGGATGCCCTTACCGGTCTGGGTCCCGGCGGCAGTATTATACGTCCTGCAGGTACGGAGGTGGAACTCAAAGAGAATCGGGCTAAAGATACCGGGGATGCCCACGGGAATTTCATGGCTTTCCTCAATCGGGAAATTTCCAAAGCACTGCTCGGTACCACCGAGACTACCGAGTCCAGCACGTCCTCCGGATACGCACAAAGCAAGACGCATGCCGATGAGGATGACTCCAAGCACGAGAACGATATCACCTACGTGCGTAAGGTGCTCAATTCCCGTTTTATCCGAATTCTCCAGGCGCATGGTTTTGATACCAAGGGCGGCCGTTTCATTGTCCAAGGTGAGACCCAGGAGCTTACCAAAAAAGAGAGTTTCGACATCCATAAATCCCTACGTAATGACCTGAAGCTGCCCATCGATGATGACTTTTTCTATGAGACCTACGATGTCCCACGCCCGGATAACTACGATGCTCTAAAACAGGAGATGGTTGCCCAGCGGCCTCCGGACCCAAATGCCCCGGAGCCTCCCGATAAAAAAAAGAAGACGAAATCGAAAAATCGCAAGGAGGAAAAGGAGGTCGAAGTAGAACTATCCAGTGAGACACCTTCCGATAGTTTTTGGCGTAAAACCCGGGATTCCCTGGTAAACGGCCTGGTCAATTTTTTCGTGAAAGCCCCGGCGGTGACGACCGGGGCGATTCCCATGGCATGTACCGATCACCGCATCAATCTGACAGCTAAGCAGCAGATAGACCAAGCCGGACTGATCCGACGTATTTTTGCCAGTAATGGTCAGGCTCAATTTGATGCAGAGCTTTTTTGGGACACCTCCCGGATCCTGATCAGCGGCTTCTACGCCGGATGGAAAAATCCCGAAACGCTCAACCTGGCCATTGATCCGAGTTTTGTCTATGGCGCAGAGGATCCCGCCCTGCTCACGGCCTTTGAGCAGAACCTGTTTCGGTTCTCTGCCGGGAAGACCCTGGCCCAGGTGCAGCGCCTCAATGAGATATTTAGGCAGTCCTCCAGTTTTGAAGAGTTCTACAACCAGGCGAGCCTGCAGATAGAGTCATACAACCGACACTGGCTTGAGAGCGAGTATACCACAGCGGTTCTTACGGGCCAGGCGTCCTCATTGTACAACCGCCTGAAAAAACAAACCGACGTCTTTCCTTATTGGCAATACCGCACGGCCGGGGACCACCTGGTTAGGCCCACCCATCAGCTGCTCGAAGGGCTGATCCTTCCGGCCAACGATTCCAGGTGGGACAAGATCTTCCCCCCCAATGGTTGGAACTGCCGGTGTACTATTCGGCCACGGATGGCCAATGAGGTGGACACCTCCAAGTTCCGGGAGATGCGAAGGCGTGCCGATGCCTACCTGGGATCCGTCCAGGGGCGCAAGGAGGCCGCTACCGGCTGGGGGGTCAACCGGGCCAAAGCCACCGAAGTGTTCACTGCCAACCAGCAATACGTGCGTAAATTCAAAGGGAAGGCCTCAAAGCGCCTGAATGCGCTCGGATTCTCGGACTACGGATTGGATAGCTATGCCAAGGCCAAAAAAGCCGCCACAGAGCCTGCAGTTCGTTTTGACGGGGATGCCAGGTTTTTCTACCGGGACCTTCAGGAGCACCAGGGCAAAAAGGCGCTTTTCGATTACAATCGGCGGCCGCTGAGTATCCAGGCGAAGGACTTCCAACGACATACCCGGGATGATCGCAAGCGACGTGCACATCGCACGGAGTGGCTCATGGCCATGGAACAGGCTATGAAGGCGCCAGATGAAGTGTGGCTTCAAGGCAGTGCCATGGAGGATATCATCTACCTGAGGTATTTCCAGGATGCGACCATCGTGGTGCGGGGTAAGATCGGACCATCGGGGATTCGCCTGGTGAGTTGGTTTGAACTGGCCGAGAAGAAGTCAACCATCAGCAAGATCCGGCGCGGGCTGTTGGTACATAAAAAATAAGCCCCTGAGGCGACCCCTGGAGCTTATACGGATTGTTTTCGTCTCGCTGTCTTTATCAGCCGTCAGAGCCCCCATCATCCGCAAGGTGCTGGCTCCTTCTTAACCGAGACTTTAGAGGTGTAAATGTAGTGATTAAATGAGTGATATCCAACGTATAAATGCCTGGTTTGATGGATTTGACCGGGAATTCTCCCAGATCATTCCCACGGTTGTGGCTGAAACGGCCACGGAGTATTTCCAGGAGCGATTTGTCACCCAGGAGTGGGACGGGATCCCCTGGCCGTCACTCTCACCAGGATACGCATCGCGCAAATCGCGGGGTCGAGGACGTATACTCACGGCCAGTGGCACCCTGCAGCGTTCCATCGCCCCAACTATTGTAACCCCAAACCGGGTTGTGATCTCAGCAGGGAACGCCCGAAGCCCATACGCTCGTGTTCACAACGAAGGCCTGAGGATCACAGGTGTGCGACAAGTGGGCGCATACACCAACAGCAATTTTATGGGGCGAGGCAAGCCGGTGAAAATACCGGCCCACCAACGGAGCGTTGATTTTAAAATGCCGCAGCGCCAGTTTATCGGTACCAGTAAATTCTTAAACCAGGCCATACGCGATCGACTGATTGCGGCCTATAACGCACGACAACGATGAAGACTATTTTCAAGGATATTTCCAACAGGCTCGACCTTGTGGCTTCCCTTCGATGGGTCGACAAAGACAAAGGACAAATGAACTTCGAGCGGCCGCCGATTCTCTTCCCGGCTGCCCTGATCACCCTGGGGGTAGCACAGGCGCAAAACCTGAACCGGACACTGCAGGCCGGTCAGCTCCAGGTGCGCATACGCCTTTGCTTCAACTATGGGGGGAATACCAGTTCGATTACTCCCCAGGCAGACCGGGACCAGTCCCTGGAGTATTACGACGTCTTGGATGAAGTGGTATCCCAGCTGCAGGGATTCTCAACTGGGGAATTCAATGCCCTGGAGCGGCGTTCTCAACAGCCGATCCCTCGTCCGGATACCCACACAGTGGAGGAGATCATTTTCACGGCCGACTTCCGGGAATCCATCACACCTTAGGAGGGGTGAGACTCCCGCTCCAATCGTACCAGGGATAACGCTTTTTGAGCTCGGAGGGGCTCACCTGATTCTCGACCATTTCGGTCACCATGCCCAATCGCTTGGTCAGGTGTTTGATGATTGTGGTGGGTGTAATGTCAAACTCCAGGGTCAGCTGGAGCAGGCAGTCGTCGTAGCGCAGGCGGCAAATATTTGAGAGGTAATAGTAGCGGCAAGCCATTTTGTCGTAAAAGCGAGACTTGAGCGAATTACGCAGGCGGCCGGGCTCAGTAATATCGATGCTGGTTTTGATCAGGTCCTTGTGGAGCGCCTTTTCTCCTTTCATTTGAATGGGAACTTAAAACGTTTCTCAATTCTACCCATACTCGTGTCATTTGATAGACATCTGGCTTGCCCTTTGGCTACAGATCTTGAGGGTTTGCAGGGAATTCCAAAAAATAATATACCGTGACCAGGATGCGTGATCTGGCTTACATCCCAAGGATACTCGTAGTAATCTTCGAAATTTATTTGTATCTCATCTGGCGGAAACCCTTGATGCTCCTTTTTGTAGGCCAAAATCTCCTTCCAAACGACATTCCTTAGATCATCAAAATAGCTTATTTGTGAACTCATTGCTTCAATATTATTTGAGATTCGAGGCGTCCAACTTGTGAAAAGCTTATCTCGTTAATCGGAATAGTTATCGTAGTTCCTCGAGGAATACTCTCCAAAATTTTAGCGCCATTTTCTATCGGGAGCACACACAGTATTTGAAGGATTTCCACCCTACTGATTTTCGCATACAGCTCAACGGTATTGTATTCTGTATTATTCTTGTAGATTTCCATGAGCCTGAAATAGCCCCGGGTTGCCCCGGGGGCATGATGGTTATTCAAATATACTATACTTGGTCATCAGTTAGCTCCCTGTTAAACGGAACCAGCCTAGTTTTATTCGGAAGGTAAAGTGGGTGTTTGGGACTGCCGTCTTGATTTTTACCTAGACACAATGCCTCTGGAAACATTGGGACAACAGTTTTTTCAATCGCCTTTGCTGCAGAAAAACTTCCCCAGGCATATACTATAGCATCCGACAGTTTTAGAGGTACTCCCCACCTTACAAAATTTTGAACTATCGCCTCATTTGAGTTATCGATATCGGTGGGTTTAGGGCTTACCGTGCTGAAGAGATTAATCATATACATGTGGCCATATTCGTGACGTTTGGCAAAGCCTATACACCTCCTTATTGTCGGATCATCCTCCCTTTCGTCTGCGGTTGAGGGATTCAGACCGATAAAGGTAATACAGGGTTCATTGGGGCATCCCCAAGATCTATATAGCCAGAATCTTTTTGTACGGTCCTCGTTAAACATGGCTTGACGAATCATAGACAGATGTTTTCCAGAATAAAAATGTGCTCGACTTCGCCTTCAGTATAGTCCTCAGGCTTATCGTTTCCGGGGTAGGATTCCACCAACTGGTAGACATCGCTGCCAGGGTATCGGGTATAATGACTTACATGCTCCGGGCAGGGCTCCTCTTTGGAGCAGCTGGCCAGTAGTAGCGCGAGAAGTAATAAGCGTTTCATCTGATAATTGAATTTATAAGGGTTATTGGGTGTAGGAAAAATAGTGCTCCAGGAACATTTCCCTTACCTGAGGGGGATGAATGTAGTTATGGCTTATCAAGGATGAATCGGGCACCACGACATTGCGCCATTCCCAGACCAACAAATACTCATCGGCATGCTTCACTAAAGCGTCAAGTGGCCAATTGAATCCGAATTTCGTAGCGATTAAATCCATAATCTTGTTTTCTGCCTTTCTGTATTCTGGAATTCGTTGCTTGACAGGACGGGGAATGTCCAAAAGGTATGCTTCCGAAGCATCATGCAACAACGCCTGTAGGCGATACTCTTCAGCAACTAGGTTGGCACAATGGATGGAGTGTTCCGCTACACTGTAGAATTGCAAAGTGTGACCAGCAAAACGTGGGATATGACATAGGGCATGAGCGATATCCTTGATGTCAATATCCTCGAGAACCATGTTAAACGGGTCCACATACCGGCCGGAAAACAGGCGAATTCTGTCTTTTTCGAAAAGGTTTTCTTTGTTCATTATTCAAGTTTAAAATTCATCTTCATATCGCCGGTGCTTCAGGTAGCGGATGGGGTCCACCTTGTTCTTCCAGGCATGCAGGCGCAGGTGATTGTTGTATTGTCGGATCCCGGCAAGGGCTTTAAAGCGATCTCCCGGGCTCATTTTCTTCCAGAAGCCTTCCGTCTCCTTCTTGCGGGTTTTCAGGCCGTATGCCTCCCAGAACGCTTCAAAAGTGACCTCCGGGTCTTGTTTATGGATCTCGAAATTCTTCTTCAGAATTGCCTGCCAAAGTTTCATTTGCTCTTCAGTAGTCGGAAAATTTGGAGACCGATAGAGCCAGTCACGCTGTTTAAAGTTGAGTTGCCCCTCGAGGATTTCAAAGGCCCTTAAAAAGCCTTTAAAGTCATACCTAAACACCAGGATGAACCCGTTTTTCCTGCTCTTAACCGTGTATGTTGTGAATGTCATCTTGGGAAGAGGGTTAGTTGTTCACCTGCGCGACAGTGGGCGTTGTAAAACTCTTTGGTTAAGACTGCAGATGTGCAGTACATGAATCCCCCAGGTTCAGCCAGGGAAAAGAATCCAGAATAATATTCAAGTATGCCGAGATCCTGCAGGCCCTTCAGTATTGTTCGCATTTTACGGTCTTTCTTGGATTTTCCTACAAGTGTTCGGATCGGACATATTTTGCTATCCAAGAAAACCAGTTTCTGATCTGATTTCTTTAGTAGATTTACAACTTGGGCTGTTAATAACTCATTCATGATAGTTTCTGATGTAATTGATCAGCCACCAGCTGGACGCGGTAGTCCCCGCCTTTGATCCGTATGACAAACCGCAGATACAGCTCGAGCTCGTGGGCCTCATGATACTTCACCTCAATTTTGAAAGGCTTGCTATTGCCTGGAAACTTGTCGATTTGTTTCTTGGCCAGTTTTCGGGCAACCCCCTCGAGGATGCATTGTTGAGCACGTCCTTCCCGGCCACCAAACACTTGGTACTCCAGACTGGATAGCGCCTGGTTTATTGCCCTGAGGCGCTCGAAAGTGAGGTCTATCTTAACTCCGTCCATTTCCGTTCAATTTTAGGCGCCTTGCGAACCGATTTCAGGGGTTTTCCCTGGATATTTTTATTCATCCCGCTTGCTACTTCAATCACCCGGACATCATCGCAGCCCCACTGATGGGCCCAGGGGGGCATCACCCGGATCCGCTGGATATGAACCTCCAGGCGGGCTATTTCCTTGCAAAGGGAGGTTTGTTGCTTCCGGGTAAGGACCACACCCTGGCCAGGATGCCGGAGGAACTTGATCAGCTGTCCTTGGGTCTGCTGAAGCCATTGAAGTTTTTCTCCGAGTGTCATGCGCAGTCAGTTATACTACAGAGTATTTTTCCGCAGGCCTTGCATCGCTCCTGGTAGGATTCACAGGTGACAATGGTACGAGTCACGATAATGGTGGCCTCATTGTGAGGGCAGAACTCCTGTAATATTTTCAGGTACCAGGGGGTCATGCCTTATGTCGAATTTTAAAAATAGAGGTGCGTTTATCAATTGTTCGGTGCAATAGGCCACCACTGAGCACATGTTCCTGCTTCCACCCTTTCAGCAGCAAGGTTTCTGTCATTTTTGGCCGATACCATTCCCTGTTTGGAGGAGCTAAAGGAAATAGGTCCCGCATCATTGTGGATTGACTATCACCATCACAACGAGAACACGTTGTGATAAAAGGGGTGGTACCGGTATCCCGATAGATATATATATCCACGTTTCCGCAGCTACTGCACATGTAGCTATTTCTTGACCCTTGTATTTCGGGGCCACGATATTCTTGCAGATTATCCATCATCTGTCGCCAGCGGCTACCAAATTCAATTTTGTCCATGGCCATTTTTTTTGATAAGTTGTAAGAAGGGTGAAACAACAATGAGAAGGGGCATCATCAAAAGGGCCACTCCGTAGAAGACTACACAGGCCAGGACCATCAGAATAGCGGATACACTTCCGATTATCAAAAAGCCGATATCGGTGGCGATTCTCTCGAGGCGATTCATGACTTGAACTTTTTTTGCACCATGGACTCCATGGCCACAATTATCCTGGAGAGCTCCAGACGGTTCATCTTCCGGAGGGCTTTTCGGACCGGACTCTTTTCACTCTGCAACCATTCCCCCAGGCGTTTGGTATCGGGTACCGGAAATGGGCGGCCGCTCATACGCTTGGTCCATCCAAGTTGATGGAGCAGGCTGGTGATGTACCTGTGTTGCGGGTTGGTCGTATCAAACCCGCCCCAGTACTCCGGGGTCTTCATCCTTTTCCGGATCTGTTTGAAATTGATGCTTGGTGTCATTGAACTTGGATTTAGTTAAAAATGCCGGTCTTTCCCGGCTGTCAGGCCTCTTTGCTAAACCCCCGAAGGGGCGGCTGCTTTCACGGTGTGACTTGGCGCTTCAGAAGGTTCAGTTTGCCAAACCGATCCTAATTACATGTTCGGTTTCCTCACACTCACCGAACTCGAACCCTCGTCTACTCACAGCCTCTCTCTGGAAGGGTTGGGCAGAGGCAAGGGATCGAACCTTGCTAAACCACACAACCACCCCACGTGCTGTGCTCTGCCAGTTGCCGGTCTTTCCCGGCGGTCACCGCTCCCTAAAACGGAGCCGTCTTTCCGGCTGTCATTCTTTCCATGCTTTAGGGCCTATGATGTTACCAGGCGGGGACCCCATTTATCACTTCAGGTCAATATTCTCAGAGGGAACTTGAAGTGCTTTAAAACATGGCTTTTTGCCCGAAGAAATCCGAGACCTTTTTGCCCCTACCTCCCTCACTGAAAGTTGCAGATGGCGAACTGCCCGATGGCGCTATCCGGGATGTTCAGCAGCAGCTCCGTGCAGGTCATCTTTGGGCACTGAAGTCTCTGCAGCATCGTTGTCACGAAAACCCACATCACCAGCAGGATGAGCATCCACCGGGCCATTGTTTTTGCTTTTTGTAATTCCATTGGATTTGAGTATTACTGTTTTTGCATCTACACGTACATATCTGGCTCCTGCGGCCAGTAAATCTTCTTCCCGCGCCTTGGCCTGCTCCAGCACCTTTTGTGCTGTCTCACGCCAGGCTTTTGGGTTGTTTCCTATCTCCGGGACGGTGCTCATTTTCCTGTTTTACGTATCCAGTCGTTGAGCGCGGCCTGCTCAGAAGGGAGTAACTCCTCCCGGCTGATCCAGTTCCCGTCACCGTCCAGGTAGACCTCCTTGCCATTTACCCAGATCGTTTTGTCTCCGTCATCGTAGATCTCTACGGCCATCAGCTCCTGTATTCAAGTTTGTAATACACATGGCCTTCGTTCTTGAAAGGCTCCCGGGTGAGTACCCACAAGCGGTAGGTGGTACCCTTGCGTCCCGGATGCGCATCCTTAACCTTGCGCACGTAGGGCCCATACTGCACGTAATATTCTCCCTTGTCCGATTTCTTGATTGTCTTCGGGGAAATACCGGTATCGGAAATGGACAGGTAAAAGGCCTTGGGGTCATGTGCATCGTCAAAGAAGCTGATTTTGTCCCCTTCCGCAAGTTTTAGTTTGTCAATGAGGTCACGACTGAAGCAAATCCTCCCATTGGCCTGCAGAGTTATATACTCGCCAGGCACGCTGCCGCTGGCTGCTATAAATCTTCTGGGTTTCATAGGCTGGAGAATTGAACGTTGATATCTTGCCATTGGCCTTTTTCATTCTTCATGTAGGCCCGGCAATAGGTGGCGGATCCCACTACGCGCTGGCAGTCGTCCAGCTTGTCGAACTCCTCAATAAGCGTCTGGTTGCCCAGCTCCCGGACCTGCTTACGTGCCTTGGCCAGCAGCTTCGGATCATACTCGCCTTTCGAGTTGCGAATCAGAATGTTATTGAGGATCTCGTAGAGTCCCTTGTTGCGACCGGCGAATTTTTCCTTGAAGATTTCCTGAATGGCCTGGATGTGTATCACGGCCTCATCGGTAAAGCTGAATCGCTCCTGACGTTCTACGGTCACCTTCAGGGTATCGTCTTCGTTTTTCAGGGTAAAGGATTTGACCTCCTTGGGCTCTTTCCCGTCGAGCTCATACATGCGCTCATAAAGCGCATTGGCATCGGATAGGGTTTGATGTTTGAGCCGGGTAAGTTCGCTCGATAGCTGGTGAAACTTACTGGTGGTCTGCACCAGGAAGTCCTCCTTGTCTTTGAGGTATTCCTTTTTGGCTCTGGCCTGGGATGCTTTGCGCTCTTTTTTGCGGCGCTCGAGCTCGGCCTGCAGCTCCTTGTCGGAGAGGCCCTCCAGGGAGGCGGGAGGGGCTTTGGTCTGGGTACTCATACGGGTAGTGTTAAGATGTTAAACTTGCTTTTTTCAGGAGTCTATCCTGGTACTTTTCCACGCCCTTTGCGAAAGGGTGTCCGGGGAAATGACGCAGCCACCGGTCCATTTCAGCGGCTCGCTTGAGCAATGCGCTCTTTGTGATCTCTGTCATACCTCTGGGCTTGATTGTCAATAAATTCTACCTTCTCGTTGAGCTCGGCCGGTATGCGGTAGGTAGGTACCGCTGTTTCATGTCCGAGCTCCTTGATCTTGGATACTGCCCGCATGCAGGCAGCCCGTTCCATGGTCAAACAAATGCGTTGGCCCACGGAAAGACCAATGTTATTATCCCGGGTATATCGATATACCCGAAGCAGCTTTTCGATTCTATCCTCCAGCTGGTATTTGTTCATAGCTGTGATCTGAGTTTATACCTGTTGGCGATAGCCTCCAGGATGGGTTTTGGGAAATAAGGGTCAATTTCTTCAGCGTACATAAGGAACAGGTCCTGGAAGTTTCCAAAGTCCTGGAGTCCGGCCTCCATGTATTCGTGGTGATCCATGTAAAAGGGCAGTTCGACCTTTCGCCGCCACTGATCGCAGAACCAGGCATGGAGCGCCTCAGAGCGAAGTAGATCCCGCATAGGCAATGCTCGACTTTCTGCGTAGTGCGAGCACCACCGCGCAAAGTAGTTTTCCCTGCAATTGTGATAATTCAGCAGGGTCACTCCCATGGCTTGACATATATGTTGGTCCTTGCGCATTATCCCAGTTTTTCCCAGTATTCTTCGGCGCGTTTTTGAAATATCACAAAGGGCTCGGTGCCTCCGTACCGGGTCTTGGCCGTGGCCCGGTACCCTTCTACCCATACTTTGACATAGGAGAGGTACTCAATTCGTTTCCCCACGCGACCCTCGGGCTTTTTCCCTTCCGCATGCCCGATGAAAATGAAAAGGGTTTCCGGGTGGTCGGCCAGCAGCTGCTCATACTCCTGAAAGCTGATACCGAATAGCTGCAGGGAATCGATAAAGACAAAGCGGGCCCGATTGCGGCGCGATAGTCTAAGGCGGAGCTCCTCGAGGTTGTCTTCCAGGAGGAGAAAAGGGCTCGGGGCATTTTCCATACCTGCCCGACGCAGAGCATTGACAAAGGAGAGGGAGTCCCCTTCTTCCAGACCGTTATACCAAACCGTTCCAAACTCGGTTAGGTACCGGGCCAGTTGGGTGGTATAGCTCGTCTTTCCGTGGCCAGAGTGTCCATAGACAAACCAAGAGCCTACTACTTCGGGCAGACCGATATGATCCTTCCAGGGGCCGCTAAAATCCAGTATGTCTCTCGTTCTCATGTACAGTTCGTTTACACAGGTACCTCGCCGCAATTTGGCCATTGTTCAATCAGGGCTTAAAAGATCATTAAGTGGCTACACAGGTTTCGTTTTCCTTGACTTTATCGGCTACTACCTTCTGCTTGTTCCACTTTTCAAATAGGTGCGGGATCCCGCGCCAATCAAACTGAGTATCGTTGATCAGCTCCAGGGCGGCATCGTAATCCTTCAGATGCTTTTTGTGGATAAATGTGTTGAGGATCTCCAGGGCCTCGGTGGCCACGCGTTCATTTTCCTCGGTGATTTTTTTCAGAGCATACACCTTGCGGTTAACCCGGCGCAGGTCTGCTTTACTGTCATCAATCACTTGTTTGATATAATCCCGATGCTCTACACCGTTGGCCATGCAAATGGCCACGACATCCTCGGAGGTTGGCGGGTGGATCTCCACATACTTGCGCCCCAGGCGCGAGTAGATTTCCTGGTACCCCTTTTTGTTAAACCGGATGCCCCGCTCGATGCGGTGTTCCAGGTGATGGGTTGCCGAGAGGACAATCCCGCAGTGATCCTCCAGGGAATTATAGAGGGTGATAAAAAAGCAAAGCACGTGATCGGGCAGTTTATCGGCCTCGTCGATAATCAGTAGGGGCTGGTGACGCTGTTTGAGTTGGTGCACCAAGGTCTCCATTAGCCGGGAGGTATTCATCCCGCTGGTTGAACGTCCGATCACACGCATGATCTCTCCGAGGAAGTATTTGCGGTCCCAGTATTCGGCGCAACGGATATAGAAAACCTCCTGGTTGTTGTAAGCGTAGTGCTCCAGGGCTTTGGTTTTGCCGGATCCGGCCGTGCCGATCATTCCAAAAACCTTGGCATCGGCTTGCGCATCACTCATCAGCTGCTGGATACGCTCAAAGGTGGCCGTTTGAACGATCACCCAATTTTTTCCGCTGATGCCGAGTTGGGATCCTACATTGCGCCACATATTGTCAGCGATCTGATCCCAAATCTCGTGTTCGATTTGGTGCAGCGTTGCCGAGGAGACATTCTTGAGGCTATTGGCAGCCTTGTTCTTGCTGCCGTACCGCTCGATGTGCCTAAGCACTGCCTGGTGGATTCGTTTTTTCTCTTGGTAAGGGATCATCGGATATTTGGATTTAGTTAAAAGTCTTGGTAGATAGACCGGTAGCTCTTCTGGGTGGTCTCCGCATTACTGACGGCCTTTTGGTGGGCACCGATCTCCGGATTGCGTTTGGTGCGGGATTTCGATTCGATTCCCTTCAAATGTGGGCTTACCAGTCCATTTTGCTCGGGAAGCAGCCCCTGGGTCTCAAGGATCTCGTCCATCCGATCCCGGCGCTCCACACGCTTCTCTTTGATCCGGTTGCCGATCTGGGCGATGTAGGAGCTCTCCCAATCCTGCTGTTCTTGTTTGCCCCTGGAGACCGTCACCTTGGTTTCAGCGGCGCTTACAAAGCGTAGGCCCATAGGCGTTTGCTCGTAGAGGTAAATGAGGCTTAGATCCTCCGGGTCGTACTTGATGTAGAATTTGCGGTCCACGTTTGCCTGGAGGAAGTCCAGGTCGGGCAGGCGGTCCTCCCCGTAGACCATGTAGGTGTGCTTCTGGCCTTTCTCGGTGAAGGATATGCCAAATGCGGTGCAGGTAACCGGTTTGGGGCGCTCGATCCAGAAAATATCAACCATTTCAAAGAGGGTGATCTCAGGAGCCTTCGGGTTTTCGCTATTATGGTACATGTCCAATCGCGGCTGTCCGGTTTTGTGGTGCGGCCTGCTGTTCCATTCCAGTCGTGCCTCGACATAGGCCTCAATGGCTTCCTCCAGGGTGGGTAGATTATGGGCGTTAGCCAGGATGAACTCCATATTGGCCTGACTCTCCTCGGCACGGGCAGTTATGTTTTGTCCCGTGAAATACCATAGGCGCTTGAGCACCTGAGACTGAAATCGTCCGAAGGCACTTTCAATGGTTTTGGACTTACCATTGTAGGGTTGAGTGCGAATGGCCAGGCGGGAGACTTTGGTAAGGAAATTACCGGCCTGGAGCTTCTTGTGTCCGCCCTGGTTGTCCATCCGGATCTCATAGGGCCGGTGACCGGCATTCTTAACAGCCATTTTATAGGCAAAATATTGCGCCTCAAAATCCTCTGTTGGACTCACATGGTAGCCTAGTAGTACCTCGCTGTAGGCATCCATCACTTCGTATACCTGGCAGGTGGACATCTTGCCCTTTTCGTCCTGGAAGTAAAGGTTTAACTTGGTGCCGTCGCTGTACCAAAGCGAGTCGCGCATCGAGGGCAGACTGGTAGAATGCTGGTAGGAGTATTTCTCCTTGGCTTTGAGTTCGCCATATCTATGGCCGTACCACATAGACTTGATTTCAGGGGAATAGAGGTAGTTGTAGAGGGTTTTCTCCTCTTTGATCGCTTTAAGGCCCTCCATGATGGCGTATTCGTTGTACTGGTCTAGCAGCTGCGGTAGCGAGGCCACCTTTTGAACGTGCTGAGCCCATTGTGCCAGCACCCACTGTTTGGCCTTATCGCAGAGTTTCTCACTGTTCTTGTGTCCATGCCCGCCGTGGATAAGTGACTCATATCCATGTTTTACAAAGGCGCGATACTTGCGTTGCAGGCTGCGGTAGTTTTTCGGCAAAGAGTGCGGCCAGGTGTGGCGGGGCAGTTGGTGAATGATCTCGGCTAGGCTCTTCCATGTCTTTGTCAAACCTCCGGATCCAAGAGTTCGAGTGCGAAGGATCCGATCATTGATAAGCCGGCGGGCACCGCCCAAAATAGCCGCTTCAACAGCATAACGATGTTGAATGTCCTCAGGAATAGCGGTCCCGTTTTCCAGCGTGTAATTGGCATAGAATTCGATGGCTTTAGGATCCCGCTCCAGAAAGTCCATGACTTTGATTCCATAGGACCGGTCGACCGGATCCCCGTACTTTTCAATGATTTCATCCCGGTATTTGTTGGGCAGGCTGACCCATGCGATCAGCGCAGGTTTTCGTCCGAATCCTTTACGAAGGACTTGAAAAGGGCCACGACGGACATAGTTGTCGTAGTTGACCTTGCTCATCACTTTGGCTTCGCGATAGAGCCATCCCCCATGAACACACAATGTATTTTCGTAGGTCTCAAACATGTGTCTGTTCCTTTTCGGGGTTGATACCTTCCAATACCTTGATGATTGCGTGGGCGTCTGTGAGAATGGCTCGCGCCATTTCGGTATTGGCGGCTCGTTGTCCGGACAGCACCAAACCGACGTAGGCTCGGGTGCAATTGTACTTATCTGCAAGACTCTGCTTGTTGATTTTTTTGGCTTGCTCTGTTGTGAGGCACTCCATTTTTTGTATGTTTGTTTGCATTGATTAACAAAAGAAGTGAATAATATTCACATTCGCAAGCCAACTAAGCCTTAAAAAGTGAATTTTAACAACTATTTCGCGGATAATCTTCGCTATCTCCTGAAATCAAAGGGGAAGACGCAAGGGTGGTTGGCAGAAAAAATTGGGAAGGATCGTACCAGTATTGGCGCGTACGTAAACCGAAAAAGCATTCCAGATCAGAACCTTACCATTGAAATTGCCCATATTTTGGGAGTAAGCCTGGATGATTTACTTCTCCAGGATATGACAAGTGAGCAATACTCACATATCAAAAGGCCATCTGCGCTTGAGTTCAATTTGGAAGGGGTGAAACCCGACGGCCCCGAAGTCCGAGTATTTGATGCTGTAACCAAATTGGTTGAAGAAATCGCCAAGGTCACCAATAGCGAACTCCGCAAGGAAATGGAGGATATGCGTGAACTGTTGCGCGAAGGGGTTTTAAAGAAAGCAGATCGGGAGCGCCTGGAGTACATCTACAACACGCTAAAGAAGGCAGAGCTCAGCAATGCCCTGGCGAAGACTCAGCAAAAACTACAGGGAAATTCCTAGGAAAGCAGGGGTAATATCTGCTGGAGGATTTCGTTACCTCCATACTCTTCTCTCTCCAGGCGTTCAAATTCCTTACTGACCTCTCCGCTTATAGCCTGGAGCTCCGCACTGGTGATTTCGCCATCATCGTATCTACGATTGGCTTCCTTGATGGTCAAAATAAGCCGGTCAATCGGTGTCATTGTCTCTCTTGATTTTAAAGGCGGCTTCGACCAAGTTTTCCAGTAATGTCATCCGGTCGTTTCGAGCAATTCGTGATTTATAGAGGTAGTAATGTAGCAGGGCGGCTACTAAGGTGGCCAAAATAGTGGCTCCCGCCGCATAGATGTGTAAAAGCCAGTCATCCCACCTGAGCCCCGGATCGTATATCCAATAGATCTGGATGAAATACATGTAGAAAGGAACGATATAACTGACTCGATAAGCTCTTAATTGGGCTGCAATCAGTAGGAAAATAGGGGAAAGGGTTTGGGTAAGTACCCAGATGTAGGTTTGAGTGTCTTTAAAGCCATGCGTGTTGTCCAAGGTGAAATCATCGGGAAGTATCTTGTCGGAGATAAGCATGATCCCCGACAAGACTACCACCACACTACCGATCAGGCTAATTACCGCCCTGGCTACCGGGTCGCTCCACCTTCTCTTTGTCAACACCGTCTCCTCCCTGGTCTCCAGGTCGTTCGATTTTTGTTTTGTCGACTCCTCGGATTTCATACTCGCTGTCTGTTGATTTTTCGCAAGCCGTAGCTGCCAAGCCCATTACTACCAGGGCAATAACTAAACCAATTTTGGAACTGATACGTTTCATTGTGCTAATTTTTAGGTGTTTACCCAAAATTAGAACAACGATATATCCCTGCATGAGTGAATTGGGGGAAGGTATTCACAGGGATATTAACAAAAGTGAGGTATTCTAGCATCTTTTCATGCTATAAAAACCATAATATTTCTATGGTTTTCCTGGTAAATGGGTATCTGGTTATCAAAGCTCCAGCCAGGTAAGGAAAATGTGAATCAAAATCGCGGGGAAATCATACCCGCCAAATCGTACAGGTCAGTACAAATCGTACACGACAAAATACAAATCTCCACACTCTCATATCTGTCGAAAATCGTAACTAACTGATAATCAGTGACGAGATTTTTCAATACTTCATTTCTTTAACATTTCCTTATGAAATAAGGGGGGTCGTTTTAACACTTTTCGCTGCATTTTACCCCCCATTTTAAGAAATAAGGGGGGTCGTTTTAACACTTTTCAAACACGGATTTGACTGCCCTATTGACTGCCCTATTGACTGCCCTATCCAAAAATGTAAATTGAATAGTACCAATAGGGCAGTCATTGAAAGAAACAAAACAGGGTTAATTTTGCGGCGAAATAAGACCTTTTGAGGCCCCGAAATTCAACGGATGGGGGGAATGAAGGGGGTTTCCTTTGGGATGCTCAGAGCGGATTCAAAGGTATTCAAGCAGAATGTACGATTCAATTTTCCTGGGCTGATGCCCGTTTTCGCTCGAAACGCCCGTTTTTATTGGCGTTTTCGCTTTTTTATGCTATATGTTAAAAATGTACTATTCATTTTACGGGCCCTAAACCTAACCCCCCGCCCTGCAGCGCCCCGGCATTTTTAACAATATATACTTTGGAATAATTCCATAAAAACGGAAAATATCCATAAATTAGCTTCCCTCTTTTTTTGAGAAACGCTATGCAAAAAACCATTCTACACCTGGACCTGGACACCTTTTTTGTCTCGGTGGAACGCAAGCTGGACAGTCGCCTGAAAAACAAGCCGATCCTGGTGGGCGGGCTCAGCGACCGGGGCGTGGTGGCGGCCTGCAGCTACGAGACCCGGGGGTACGGGGTGCATTCGGGCATGCCCATGCGGATGGCCCGGGAACTCTGCCCGGAGGCGGTGATCATCCGGGGCAATGCGGGTACCTACAGCAAACACTCGGACGAGGTCACGGACATCATCAGGGAACAGGTGCCCCTGTTCGAAAAGTCGAGTATCGACGAGTTCTACGCGGACCTGTCCGGCATGGACCGGTTTTTTGGTTGCTACCGCTATGCCTCCGAACTCCGGCAGCGCATCATCCGGGAATCCGGCCTGCCCATTTCCTTCGGGCTTTCGGTGAACAAGGTAGTGTCCAAGGTGGCCACGGGGGAGGCGAAGCCCAACAACCAGCTCAAGATCGATTTCGGGTACGAGAAGCCTTTCCTGGCCCCCCTGTCCATCAAGAAGATCCCGATGGTGGGGGACAAGACCTACCAGACGCTCCGCAACCTCGGGCTGCGGCAGGTCCGGACCCTGCAGGAAATGCCCCTCGATGTGGTGCAGCGGGTGCTGGGCGCCAATGGCACGGTCATCTGGAAGCGCGCCAACGGTATCGACAACCGCCCGGTCATCCCCTTCTGCGAGCGGAAGTCGATTTCCACCGAGCGCACCTTCGACCGGGACACCATCGACGTGGTGCGCCTGCGCGGCATCCTCACCGCCATGACCGAGAACCTGGCCTTCCAGCTCCGGCGGGGCGGCAAGCTCACCGCCTGCGTCACGGTCAAGCTGCGGTATTCGGACTTCAACACGTATTCCCGGCAGCTGCGCATCCCGTATACCTCTGCAGACCACATCCTGATCCCCCGGGTGATGGACCTGTTCGAAAGGCTCTACGACCGGCGGCTTTTGGTGCGCCTGATCGGGGTCCGTTTCAGCCACCTGGTGCCGGGGAATTACCAGATCGACCTGTTCGACGACACCCAGGAAGCCCTGAATTTGTACGCGGCCATGGACCGCATCCGGGAGCGCTTCGGGGACAAGAGCGTCCTGCGGGCCTCGGGGATGGGGGCCCGGACCATCGGCCGGATGCAGAACCCGTTTAACGGGCAGCCGCCGACGGTGCTGGCGCATCGGAAACAGTAG